GGCTATTGATCATCAAGCCTGATACTAGCACTGTAGGATTTACAAAGTCATACAGGGGCAACAGAGTGATCGGGACTTTTGGATTCACTTTGTATCATAAGGATATTGTGCATGCTGTTTGTGTGTATGCTAGCCAGCTGCACAGAGCAAAGACAAGTCAAGGCAAGAAAAGTCAGACAGTCAGAGGCGCAACAACTTCATATTTGCCCAATACTATCCCGCCTGAAGTAAAAGAGATCCTGTATCCGTATCGCAATTCAGTTGTGATCATATAGGGGGCTGTGATGGAGTTTGATCAACTGTCTCCGCAAATGAAAGGGGCAAAGACTCGCCTACTAAATCAGTTAGAGAAACGATTGAAGATCGCCGCCCTACAAATGGAAGGGCGATCGAAAAATGTTCAATTTTCACAATTCAAAAATAGTCGATTGCGCAGAGGAAGAGGCGGAGGAAGACTGCGGCAAAGTATAGCGGGCCGATTTGTGATCATAAATGGATTGCCTTCTGCAACTTTACAAGCAGGCGGGCAATTTCGTGGTGAAGAATTATTTTATGCAAAATTTATAGAGTTTGGAACGCGTTTTATTAGACCGAGACGATTTTTGGGCAGAAGTATGGAAATACAACAAAAAGAATTGAAACCCAAATTACAAGACTTGCTACGCATCGCACTGATTGAGGATAAATAATGTCAAATGCTACGATTTACAGAGTATTGGAAGCACTCCAAAGCAAGGCGGCAACGGATTTCAGTGCTGGTTACAGTGGTCTCGATATGCGTAATAGCGTCGTTATTGGTGCTTTGCTTGATCCTCCGCGAATCCCTTACGCTAGTGTATCATTTATTGATTACACATCTGAGCAGGGATTGAATCTGACAAGTTACAGAATGAATGGGCGCTTTGAAATCTATTGCTTTTGTGGTGGCTCTGACCTGTCAGATCGTACAAAAAACGTGCTGAATCTAACAAGCGACATTATCAAAGAAGTAACTGAGGATCGATTCTTAGGGCTGGCAAATCCTGACACCACAAGAACAATCGATAATGTGATCTGTAATTTTACAGCAATCGAGGGCGACAGATTTGGATTGGATGGCGTTGCAATCGGTTATATTGAAGTCACTGTAACATTTCAGAGCAGAACAGGAGTGTGATCAATGACTTGGTACGATGCAGAATACAGACGGCGGCAAATAGTCGGGATTGATGCCACAGGCGGATCAGGCACTACAGCGACGATCGACGTTGAATTTGAAGTGCCGCCCGATTGGGATGATTTTTGGGACAACATCCGATCAGATTTCAATGATGTAGTTGTGACTGATTCAGAGGGCGTGCTTGTAAACTTTGCCCGCAAATCAGGCGCTAACTATAGTACTAGAACGCTGATATTGCAGATCGACGGCTTAAGCATCAAGAACGACAATTCTTTTGCTGTTGCTTATGTCTATTTTTTCCAGCCTGATGAAACTACAGACCACAGCACCAGCGTAACGATTACAGCGGAAAAGGATGGCTTTATAATGCTTTCAGCACCTCATTCAAGGGTAGTAAGTCAGCAAGCCAGTCAGAGCGCCTTAGATAGCCCTGTACAGTCGTTTATTAAAGCATCTACAGATGAAGTGCATGTGTATTTTACAATCAATCAAAACTTTGCAAAACGAATTAGCCCATACAACGAGCGCAACGACGAAGAGGGGATCGATTACGTGCAAGTATTTTCATACGACAGCAGCGGATCAGATTCAAGTGCACGTTATGACATAGCCAGCACAAGGCTCGGCAATGGATTTGTACGGGCTACATTCAAAGCGGGCGACAGTGGATCAGATTATGCAATAGCAATCCAAATCTCTACAACACTCGGACAACTGTTTCAAATTCGTGCTATTTTACGAGTGATCAATCTTTTACCATAGGGGCAATCATGTCTATTTTATTCGCACAAAATTCATTTCTTAAAATCGCAGAAGAATCCACTTGGGGTACTGGCGTTACAACAAGTGTATTTGTTAAACTGATTTCTAGCACGCTCGGAGTTGTACAAGAGAGAGAACGACGGACACACTTATCAGTACCAACAAGCGGCATGCTATCAGGTACTTTTGAGGGATTCAGAAACGCAGGCGGCACAGTTGAGATCCCTGCATACTATGACGGGATCGGGCTGTTCATAAAAGCCGCTCTTGGCTCTGTTGCTACGACTGGATCAAGCCCTTTATTTACTCACACATACACACCAGCAGAAGATCAGCCAAGTTTGACAGTTGACTTTCAACGTGGGTCAAATCTTGCTAACAGCATGGAGAAATTCACAGGCGTAAAGATCAGCACGATGACGATCAGCGCTGAGGCTGGATCAGAAATGACATGCTCATTTGATGTACTTGCAAAAGATGGCGCAACTCGTACCTCTAACATCACATTCACAGCGCCAACATTTGATCAAGTCTATCACTATGAAGCAGGCGATCTAAGTTTGGGCGGTACATTGTCGATCTCTACTTTGGCAATTCGCTCTTTTGAATTGACACTTGATAACAAACTTGATCGCCGCAACTTGCTAGGCTCAAAACTGACAGGCGAGCCAGTCCCAACAGATGTACGTGAAGTAACCATGTCTATTACTTGCGACGTGACTGATAACAGCCTGTATAATGATTCTCTTGATGGCAACAGCGGCGAAGTATCGATCGAGTTCACAAGAGCCGCAGAGACAACGCACAGATTCAAAATCATTCTTGATAGTGCAACGATTGAAGACTACAACGACAATATAACCGCCTTTGGACGTGTAGAGCGTACATTTACAGTTAGAGGCTATGCAAGCGGCTCAGATGCTGGATTGACAATCGAAATCAAGAACGCCTCTTCTAGTGGAGCATAAAACGCTTGACACACAAAAAGCAGCCTGTTAGACTGCTCTTGTATCTTGACATACTGACCGCCCCCCTTTTCCGTTGTTGTTGGGGGGCGGTCTTTTGTTTTAGAGTGCTGTGCTTGCCAGTGCTCGAAGTAGTGACCATGCGATCAAGTATGTCATTAATCCACACATTGAGAATCCGATCGCCTGTCCGAGTTGCTTTGCTTGTTGTCTGTTCATGTCGTGCTCCCTAAGAAATGTTCTAATTTATCCAATACAGTTTCCAAAATCTCTAAAACAAAAAAATGAGTATTTTCCATTTGAATATATGTACCTCCGCAGTCATCAATGCCCACATAACAAATTTTTTGCGCATTGATAAATATAGGCTTTTTATTTTGATCAGTTAACTGAATCATGTCGTGCTCCGTTGTTGTAAGTGGGCGACCGAAGCCGCCCGATGTTGATTGATTACTTGATTAGTCGCATTTGACCTTTTTTGATTCCGCAAAGTTTAAGCATTTCTTTTTTTGCTGCTTCTGTGTATTCAGTTTTAGATTCGATAACTGTTAATACTTTGCCGTTTTCTGTTATTTCATATTTGTACATTTTGTGCTCCGTTGTTGTTGTGTACATTCTTAATATAAATCATTTCTATACATATGTCAACATATTTATACAAAATAATACTAAATAAATGTAATTAATATGGGATGAATGATCCTCGATCCGTTAAACTATCGAGAGAATCAACACACAACGGAGATCCTATGTTGAAAGATTTTTTACAAGAAGTGCAGCAAGTTAGTCAGTTCGAACTAGAGATCTTTGCGGGGCAGTTGCTGATCAAAGGGCGCATTCTCTCCCCCGCTGAAATTGAAAAAGCCAGCCTTGCAAACTCTCTCCTATTGCAAGCACTGGCAAGCACAGGCGAGATCAGCCGCTTTCAAAAGATGAGCAAAGCACTACAAGACGAGCCTGATGAGGAAACACTTGATCAGGCTTATCAGATGCTGTCTAAGATACGCCCTGAGCAAATGGAGAAGATTGCACAGAGCCAAGATCAGATCATTGCTCAATGTGTCTCACAGGCTAAAAAAGCGGGCGAGGGCGAGCAATGGGAGCGCATACAGATTGTTCTTACACAACAAGAGCAGAATCCCGAAAGAAATATGCTATGGATTGGCATGCTATCAAAAGAAGATCGAGCGGCAATCCTTGACAAGGCACTCAAAGGACAAGGAGAAGCAGTTAAACGGCTGCAAACCTTTCGCGGATAATGAAGAGTATTTCCATATCATAGACATCATCGCCCGCATGTATGGCACGCTACCCAGTGAGATTGCTAAACTTGATTGGTTCGACTTGATGATCTGCTTGAAGTGCATAAAGCACAGAGGGAGTCGCATGAATCGCCTATTGAAGCGATACAAAAAGAGCGGCGTGCAGCCTACTGTCTCACTGACTGACTTAATCGACATAATAGGTTGAAAATCTCTTCTGTGCTAGTCTTGATATAATCGGCTATGATAGGCGCATAACAGAGGATCAAAGATGGCAAATGATACAGTTGTTCAGTATGTGCTCAAAGTTGACGCTTCAGGCGCTACAAAAGCCCTTGACACCACAAGCAAAGAGGCAGAGGGAGCCAGTAAAAGCCTAGACAGGATCGAGCACTCAAGCAAAGGCGCGGCGCAAGGATTGGAGCGTGTAGAAAAGCAATCAAGAGACGCAACAAAAG